AAAACGTCCAGAACAAATTAGTTTTACAGAAAAGGATATTGTTTTCATTCAACCATTCCAGGGAGATATGAATTATCTCGATCGATTTGGTAGCATATTGCGATTTTCGTCGACACATAAAAAGGATTTGGATAAATATCTAGAAGCGCCTTTTTGGAAGGGTGATAAAGCCGGCGACCCATTTGTTTCTATCACATGTGGTGTTAAACAAGCAACAGCTGGTAACAGTTTAGATAAATATTATGCTATAGAAGACCCTAAAAAAGATTCATCATTTATATATTTAACATCTACACAATATTTTGATACAATAAAATTTTCTCAAAAGAATGTTGGAAAACGAGTAAAGTCATTAAATAATTATAAAAATGGTCAAGTAATAATTGGGTCTGATCGATTAGTATTTGATGCACGCAAAGATGAGTTGTTATTAATATCTAAAAAAGATGTTAAAATTGCTACACCATCATGGCAAACAGATATGAATGAATTTTTTACTCAAATAGAAGCATTTATTAATATATGTGTTGAACAAGCACAAGGAGCTAAACCATATGCTACCCCAACAGGTCCAACAGGGCCAAGTTCAGCACTGCCACAACTGCAAAAAATACAGGCAGCATTAAAACAAATGAAACAATAGGAATTATATGGAAAATACATCATTACAAGGAACTGGTTTGGTAAGAAAGACTTTATTTAACGATATCAAACGAGCATTTTTAGCACAAAAACATAATACAGGTGATCAGGATGCTGCAATTGATAAGATTGCAAATGATTTATCAATAGCAATTGATAAGTATATTAAGTCCGGACTTGTTGTAACAGATCCTGGTCAATTAGTAACTACGGTAGTAGGGACTGCAGTAACAACTACAGGTACTGCTATTAGTCAAGCGGGTAGAGGTGTTGGTGCTGGTGCTGGTGCAACTAGTGCTACTGGAACAGGCCGTGTTATATGATCAATAGTTGGCCGTATCAATATTTATTAAAAAGGGAATTACTATGAAAACACAAGGATTCGTAAAGTTATTACGTAAGGTAATTAGGGAAGAAGTTCGTAACGTTATTGTTAAAGAACTAAGGCCTATCTTAAATGAAGCGAATATTAAAAAACATGATATTAATCTTCAAGAGGTGGCAGATATCCCCTTACAACCAAAACAACCGGTTATGAAAAAGCAGTTTACAAAAAACACTGCATTAAATGATATATTAAATGAAACAGCCGCAACACCACCGGCGGAATGGAATTCAGTGAATTTTAGATCCGACATGGCTGAGGCATTTGGTATGCAAAGTTCTAATACTCCATTGGCGACAAAGGGAATCAATGGAGAAAGGGTTGATATGAATAATGAAGCAGTTGTATCTACAGTAAATGCAATGACAAAGGATTATTCAGCATTAATGAAAGCAATAGATAAGAAAAAGGGAATGTGATAAATGGCTCGTCCAATATACCAATATAAACCAATTGAAAATAATGATACTGCATTAGGCATATTATTTCCATTTAACAAAGATGCTAAAGGGAAATCACCTAAGGATGTATATTCTGCAGCAGCATCGTCGGGTAAAGGTGTATTTGAATCTTCTTATACAACACAAGAAGCTGTTATATCAAATCTTAAAAATCTTATTCTAACTTCGAAAGGCGAACGATATATGCAACCAAATTTTGGAACAAGTATACAAAATATACTGTTTGAAAATAATACAGCAGATATGAGAAGTGAATTACGAGAAACGATTGAAGAAGATATACAATATTGGTTGCCGTATGTTAAATTGAAAGATGTTGGAATAGTATCTTCTGCAGATATGCATGCAATAATAATTAAACTTAGTTTTAGAATTGATACTATAGGAGCAAATGTTGCTATTAATATTTTAGCTAACGAAAATGCACTTCAAATAGAGTCCGTAGAAGAAGGTGAAGAAATACAACAGGTTGGTACATTTGGAAATGGTGTAGAATTTAACACAGGCCGTATAGGGTCTTATTAAGAAATAAAGAAAGGTTAACTTATGGGAGACTTAGTTAAAAAAGACGTAAAATACTTAAATAAAGACTTTGCTCAGTTTAGACAAAATTTAATAAACTTTGCAAAAAATTATTTTCCAGATACATATCAAGATTTTAACGAATCATCTCCTGGTATGATGTTTATGGAAATGTCTTCATATGTCGGAGATGTGTTATCATATTATACCGATAATTCTTTTAAAGAATCTTTATTGTCGACAGCAGAAGAATCTTCTAATATATTGATGTTATCACAATTGTTTGGATATAAGCCAAGATTAAATGCACCCGCAACATGTAAAGTAGATTTATTTCATTTAGTGCCAGCGAAAGGTACAGGGGCAAGCGCAGTACCGGATATGTCGTATGCATTAACAGTTGCAAGTGGGTTAGAAGTTTCGACGGATAAAGGTATCGTATTTCATACAGAGGAGTCGGTTGATTTTTCTCAAGACCCAGAAATAACAGTTTATGAAATTGATGGCGGTGGTAATGTTGTGCGATATTTGTTAAAGAAACAGGTTAAGGTAATATCCGGTACAATTAAATCTGTAAGTTTTAGTTTTGACGATCCAAAGCCATATGATAAAATTATATTGCCTGATACAAATATAATCGATATTATAGGGTGTACAGATTCAGCCGGAAATAAGTGGCATGAAACAGATTATCTAGCTCAGGATACAATTTTTGAAGATATTGCAAATATACCTTTTAATGATCCAGAACTATCATCATATAGATCAACAGTTCCATATATATTAAAACTAAGAAAAACTGCTCGAAGATTTGTATCACGTGTGAGAGATGATAATAGGATTGAATTATTATTCGGCTCCGGAGTTTCTTCCGATGCAGATGAAGAAATTATTCCTAATCCTAAGAATGTAGGACATGGGTTAGAATACCTAAGACGTACTACTACATCTAATATTGATCCTACAAACTTTTTATATACTAGTACATATGGAATAGCCCCATCTAATACAGCATTAACTATTCGATATTCATATGGAGGTAAGATGGAAGAAAATGTAGGTGTTAGCTCAATTGTAAATATTAATTCTGTATCATATCTTAATGAAACTGGTTTAGTAGATTTGACTGCTACCAAATCGTCATTAGCAGTTATAAATAGTGAGCCGGCAGTAGGTGCTCGAGCTAGACAAGACTTAGATTCTATAAGACAAAATGCTATGGCAGCGTTTGCGGCACAAAATAGAGCAATTACAAGAGAAGATTATATATCTAGAGTATATTCTATGCCGGCAAGATATGGTACAATTGCTAAAGCATATGTAGTAGGGGATACGCAAATAAATACTGCAGATAAAACATATCCTGCAGAAACCATATCAAATCCATATGCGTTAAACTTATATATTTTAGCACAAGATGCTGATAATAGGTTTACAGATGCTAATCAAGCTTTGTTAGAAAATTTAAGAACATATCTGTCACAATATAGGATGTTAACTGACGCACTTAATATTAAGTCAGCATTTATCATTAACTTAGGTATCAATTTTGAAGTTATTCCTAAGCCAAATATAAATTCGAATGAGGTTGTTCTACAATGCATTGCTCGACTAAAAGTATTGTTGAACAATGATAGAATGCAAATTAACGGACCATTAAATATTTCTTCTATTGTTTCAGAATTGGATAGTATAGATGGTGTACAAAGTATTCCACTTTTTGAGTTTACAAATCTTCATTCTACCAGTAAAGGTTATTCCGGAAATCAATATGATATTAATAGAGCAATAAAAAATAATATTTTATATCCATCATTAGACCCTAGTATATTTGAAATAAAATATCCTAATGCAGATATAAAAGGTAAAGTGGTTAAGCCATAGGGATAAATTATGAACAGAATATATTACGCAGAAAGAGATACGATAATATACGAACAATATCCAGATCGTAATACTGGTATTGATGAAATATTAGAACTCGAAAAAATTACTTCCGGATCTATAAATAGTAAAACTGGCTTTATAGATGCTAATACATATAATAGTAGAATATTAATCGACTTTGGTTCGGAGATAACGGCACTATCACAATCGATGACAAATGGAGATATTCCATCGATTAGTAATAGTAATATAACATCGGCATCTATATTTTTAAATCTACATGCTTCCGATGCTACAGATTTATTACGATCATATACAATTAAAGCATATCCTATATCCGAATCTTGGGATAATGGTAGAGGTTATATGTCTGATGATCCTCCAACAAAGGTAGGATCGTCTTGGTATAATAGATCGGGCGATGCAGTAGCACAGAGTGTTGTAACATGGGATACTGCTAATGCACATAGTAAGAATACATCGGCAGGAACAAGTAACAGTTCAGGGGGTGGGACATGGATAACAGGGTCGGGATATGAAGCATCTCAATCATTTGAAAATGAATCTCCGGATATTAGAATCAACGTAACTGATATAGTGAAGCAGTGGGTAGATAGTAATATTGCTAACAATGGATTCATTATTAAAAGACCTTATTCAGATGAAATAAGTGGTGAGTTAGGCGGTTCGATAAAGTTCTTTGGAAGAGAGTCTCATACAATATTTGTTCCTAGATTAGAAGTATGTTGGGATGATCAAAGTACAACATCAACTACAGGAATAACTTCTAATACATATGTTCCGTATTTTAAAAATATAAAACCAGAATATAGGACTTCAGAGATAGCAAGATTTAGATTAGGCGTTCGTCCGGAGTTTCCTTCCAAATCATATGCAACATCATCATTTTATATAACAGAAGATATCCTACCTGTATCGAGTTCATATGAAATTATTGATTCTGTAACAAATGATGTTATAGTGCAAGATGAAAAAATATTTAGCAATTCAACAACTAAGATTAGTAATGATAATGATGGCAACTTCTTTGATTTAAGAATGGATAGTTTTATGCCAGAAAGATATTATAAAATAAAGTTAACATGTAGAAGATCATATGATACACAAACATATGATGACTTTTACTTTAAGGTAGTGAACTAATATGGCAAGTGAAAAAAATAAGTCGGAAATAAAGGTTGCAAATAATCGATACACTGCTGCATCAAGTAAGGAAGAAACTACCACACCTGATTTAAACGAGATGCTATTAAGTATCATGAAAGATGAATATCCGGATGATATATTTTATGCAAATGATAAACTAATGTCAGATAGTCCAGATAAACAAGCTAGAAATAGTTTTAAGTCTTCTAAAGGTATGGTGTCTCCTAAATTATATGATCCAGCAATTCGTAATGAAAAAAATGTATTAGATGTATCAACAGAAAAAAAGGAATTTGCTACATATCCATTAGTTAAATCATATCCGACAGTAGATGAAGATATCTTAGATGATCTGATTGACGAAGAGTGGGAGTATTTTGAAGATGATGAAGAAGGAGATATTGAATTTGCTGCTCCAGTCAAAGTCACCGGACTATTTTTAGTAAATTCAGATGTTGATTTGATTGACATCCATGATATGTATATCGACCAAGGCCCTCAAAACATATCAGATGATGATGATGAATTCAATCCGTTCTGTGTGTTTTTTGTGCGAAATGGAGTTGCATATGCAATACCAACATATAAGACATTAGAAGTAATGCTAGTTGAAAGAGGATTATCATATGATGCAATTACAGAAGCCACATCTGATCAAATGAAAGAATTTGACTTATTATTAGATGGTGTCGCTGAAGATGATGTCACGTATGGTCCAGGCGTAGAATTAGATGAAGATGGTGACGATGATATTTCACAATTAGAAGAGTTTAGAGCTCGATCATTGCCAACACGTGATAGTGATTGGACACCACAAATAAGATTTAGATCTGGTTATAGACCTAAGGCTCCTTTTTTAAGAGATCCTGGAGATTATATTAAGCCTGAAAGTATGCGGTCCGTAGATGGCCGTAGCGGTGTTGATGAAGATGGAAATGCTTTACCGCCAGATATATATCAAGAACAAGATCCTAATGATCGATATTTTGATCGAGTATTTCAAAAACAAACATATCGTGAAAGTTTACGTGAAATTCATGAAGGCAGAATGATTATTGCAGATTGGCCTTCTCCAGATTATGTGGGTAAACAGGTAAGTATGGGTACATCAATTCAATCGGATGATGCTGTCTTTAATTTAAGAATGATGATTAATGGTCACTGGAAACGAGTAACTGATGGGCGTACTATGAAGTTGTATGCATATGTCAATGAAATTGATTTATCTAATTATCAGCCCGGCCGAGGCAGATATGGCACCAGTGGATATATTCAGTTATTGATTGATGGAGGAGGTGTTACTGTAGTTCAACCTAGTGGAGGAACTCCTTCTACAAATGATGTACAAAATCCGGATTCTAATTCTGATATGTTTAGACAAGTTGAACCATTATGGAATGCATTTCCTCATATTATAGAAGCAGATGATGATGGGAGGTCCGGATTAGATTTTCCTGAGTATCAAGAATACTTAGATAATTTTTCAAATGGACAACAGTCGTTCGAAATAGATTATTTACAACCATATGAGCCTGCAGGATCAATAAAATATTATCCAGAACAACAGTATGCAGATTTAATTGCACAAGCAATTGAACAAGAGCAGATTGATGCTATAAAAGAACAGATATATGAATTATGGCCTTCAATTGTTTCTAAAGTTGTATCAGCTAAAACGCAACAAGATGCATTGCCATCAGATTATGGAGATTATGTTGTAAAAATGTTAGGACCTAAAAGTCCTTTATATAGAGTAATGTTATCGAAAGATGGTAAATGGAAATATATTAAAAAGAAAACTTGGCCAGGTAAAGACAAAATAAAAGTAAAAACATCAGATACTAAATTATTTAAAGTATGTAAAAGAAGAGTTGGTATTAAATCTTCACTGAATGAGTCACAAGAAAAACAATTAGTTGAAAAATATAAATGGATGAAGACAGTTCAGCGTGATAAATTTATGGCATGGGCATCTGGTGGAGCACAAGCTGGTATAGGCGCAGGATCAGTTGTAGCAGCAGGAGCAGGAGTTTATTTAGCTGGACAAATTAGTGTCGCGGTAGCAGCTGCAGGCCAAGCAGCAATTGCGGCATCGTTAGCAGCAAGTGGAGTTACAATATTACCGACCATAGTAGTTACGGCGGCCGGCCCTACCTTAGGAGCAACATTAGGTGCATTAGCAACTAATCCTATTACAATAGGTGTTGCAGCACTAGCAGGAGCATTAATATTGACAGATGCATTAATGGGAGAAGTTCCAGCTGATGAATATGATTTACCGCCATGGAGATTTATTGACGATCAATGGTATTTACAAGCTTGTATATTGAATGAAATTGATGATCATGTAGAAGGATTTAAGCAAGCAGCTGATGCCGCAGATACGGCAATACCATATATTGCAGATATAATCACTCAGTTATATGACGGAATGGATGGTGTAGATAAAGCATTATTAGATGCGACATCGGCCGAAGAGTTCGAACAAATATATGAATATATGTTGTCCGTACAAACCATGGTTGATGAATTAAATAATACAGGCTTATACTCATTAGGGACTCAATTAAAGTCAGAGATAGATATTTATTTAAGTAAGAAGTTGAAAGGCCAATATAATGCAATTCAATACTTAAGAAAACGAGTTTATAAGAGTGGTAACTTTTGGAAAAAGAAACGAAAGTATGGCTTAGTTTGGCCTCGAGGTCCACAAAACATCTTGAACGAATATGTACCAGGATGTACATTTGATAATTATATACCAAAAGTTTAAATATGGCATTAGATAGATTTTCAAATATAAAAGAAATACAAGAAACAAATGGCGCCGTACGTGGTGTTGTTTGGAACGAGGAAGATTTAGATATATTAAAACTAGATCTTAAAGGCATTCTACCGGAACAACGTCCGGTTGTAGAAATACATTTATATACAATAGGGTCAGAATCCGATTATATAACCGGCGGATGTATAGATGATTTTGATGTTAAGAACGGCCGATTGCTTATTAATTATGGCAAGGCATGTCAGTCATTAGGAATTGAACGTGGCCAATTTGAAGTTGTAGTAAATGTATACAAAGATTTATTAGGATCGAAAGAAGACCCAGGACTTTGGATAAAAGAAATATCTGACGATCGTCGTGAAGTTTGGATTCAAGCATTTCCAGACGCAGATATAGATGTAGCAGAATATATTGATAGTTTTGGTTCCGGACAGTATGCAGAAAAAGTATATGAGAAAGATGAAGAAGGCGAACTAATATTAGATCAAAATGGTAATGCTATATTACAAACAGTTGTTGAAAGACCTTTATCTGATGATATTGCACTTAATTTAGGCAACAATCAAATTTTAAAAATAATTAATCAGAAAGATTGGCAATCAGAAAATGACTTTGTTGTTAGGTTATATAAACCACTTCCAGACAACATTAATGTTAAAGATAAATTATGGACAATAGAACAACTATCAGATGCATATATTGATAATATATCATTAGTAGGTCCAGGTATATCTGATTCGAAAAGTCGAGAATTATTAGGTCCAAATTTTGATATAGATGTTTCTAAAGGTACTATAACAGAGACAGATTTCGAAACATGGAATAGTTTATTAGATGCCAATACTTCAACGTCACAACAAATAGTAGATCGAATATTTTCAGGCTCTCTAGGACAAGCTGTCAATATTGATTATTCCGGTTTTCAAAATTTTATTCATTTTTCATCGGCTACAGAGCGATTGGCTAATTTCAAATACAAATTAGGATTAGTTGAATATTATGATGGCCGTATTAAGACACTAGAAACAGCAACTGGTACTGATGCAAATGCTCTAGAAGGCAATGTAGCTGTTAATAGGGAAAGAAAAAATGAAGTGATCGGCAATTTTGATGGATTTGAACGATGGTTATATAATAATCCTACTTCTAGTATATTTACTAACCAAACAGTATATTCGGATAATACAAATACCGATGGAATATATGCTGCAGAGGGAGGATTTATAGGATCAAATCATTATCGATTAGAATCATATCCTAAATATCTTTCTGGTAGTAAATATTATTTACATCATTCGACATCTAGTTTAGCAACTTCTTGGTATGATGGTTGGTATGCAACCGCATCTTTATATGATACTGAGAATAATAATTCTTTACAAAGATCAATACCCGATCATATTAGGTTAGATAGTAATAATAGTGAATATGAATTGTTTGTTAATATGATTGGACATCACTATGATATTTTATATACTCATATTGAAAATTTAACAAAGATATACAAACCAGAAGAACATCCTAAGTTAGGTCAAAGTAAAGACACTTTATATCAAATAGCAGAGTCGTTAGGATGGAAGCTCCAAAACGGAAATCAAGCATCTCAATTATGGCAGTATAAACTAGGAGTTGATTCTGGGTCTGGCGCATATGCAACAACCGGCAATCTATTTTCTAAACCAGATGAAGAGATTACAACAGAGATTTGGAGAAGGATAGTTAACAACTTGCCATACTTACTTAAAACAAAAGGTACTGCAAGGTCAATTAAAGCGTTAATGAATACATATGGTATTCCTCAGACTTTATTGAGTATAAGAGAATATGGCGGTCCTAAAGTAGATGAAGATACTCCAACATTGATTGAAGATAGATTCTCATATGCATTACAATTCAAAGGAGCAGCAGTAAATAGTACAACAACACCTTATATAAAACATGGTGTAAAAACACATACAACAGATATTGGTAATTGGGGGTTTGTTAGACCTCATTTAAGTTCTGGAGATGATATTCCTCCACAAACAAGGGAGTTAAGATTTAAGCCGGCTGTGAAAGAATCGATGCTATTACTTACTCAAACATTTGATTACAATGTTGGAGGAGTACAATCTGATCAGGATAGTAGAGTGTATATGCAAATAGCTATTCAGCATACCGGATCTTATTCAGGTTCAGATGAATACGGACGTTTAGTATATTCTCATATGAGAGCTTCTGATACACTAACTTCTGCAGCAGGATTTGCAACAGGTTCGACTGATTGGGTACCTATATATAATGGAGAGTTTTGGAACTATAGACAGTTCTTTACAACAACAGGTTCAGATGCCGGCATTTACAATTTAGGCCAAAACTTAAATACAACATATCATCATCAGATACAAATGTCATCAGATTATATCAATGATAAAGTAATTCATCAAACTAGTGCATCATATACTCCTATCAATGAACATCATGGCCAAGGATGGGGAGTACAAGAAAATATAGGAAGTAGTGGTTTCCGTCATATACGATTAGGAGGCTGGCCTGGAACTGGTGGTTCAAAAGATCAGTTTGTTGTTAATAGAGGTTTAAATCGATTTATTGCTAATAATCCTTCTGTAAATACTCAAACACCGACTATAATGTCGTTCTCCGGCTCAATGCAAGAGTATAGGGAGTGGCTGGAAGATATAGGACAACTTGCATTTGATTTACATACAACAAATCCTTCATCATATGTATCGGGTATTAGTCCTACATCATCATATGATACATTGGTTAGGCATTATCCATTAGGAACTGAACTAAATGCCGTTGATCATTCAGCAACAGAATATTTGATATTATCATCATCACATCCGGCACAAACAGTAATAGATTCTCAATTACCATATGATAATCATATCGTTTCCGGTAGTTCATATGCATCGATGTCAAACTTTCCAACACCTACAAATACGCAACGAGGAAATTATGAACCGGTAGAAGAAACATATTATATACAAGGAGTTTCATTAGGAGGAAATGTTCCTAGATCACAAAAAATTAGATTAGAAGATAATGAATTGGTTCGTACTTTATCTCCAAAGTCGACTAGTGAAAAATCTAGATTCGATAGAGCTCCAATTGATACAAATAAGTTAGGATTATTTTATTCAGCGGCTGATCAAATTAATAAAGAAATATTTAATCATATAGGCGATATAGCATTAGATGATTATGTAGGAGATCCGGATCATGAGTTTACATTCAATTATCCAGATTTATATCATTTTTCAAAAGAATATTGGAAAAAGTATTCTGATAAGAATGATATTAATGCGTATTTAAGAGTCTTTAGTCAATTCGATTATTCATTATTTGGTCAGATAAAACAATTGTTACCGGAACG